CAACGGGGTCGCAATCACTCGCAGACTGTCGGGGATCCCGCGTGGGATCGTACCGGCTAAATCGCAGTACCTAACCGCATTTGTGGACTCGTCCGATCACGTTTTGTGGTGGATGGTGGTCGCTTGGCAAAAAGACTTTACCGGCTGGATCGTTGACTATGGGACGTGGCCAGATCAGGGGCGACGTGAATTTTACAAGAGCGAACTACCGCACACGATCGAGTCAAAACTTCCGGGCCGAAGCTGGGAGGAAGCATTCGTCCACGCCCACAATCACCTCGACGCGATGCTGCTGCAGGATTGGCGAGACGAAATCGGAGTTCCGAGACAGATGGATTTAATCCTGAAGGATTGGTCGGATGGTGGACAAAAAAGGCTTATCGAATCTCAAGTCAGTCTTTCGGCAAATAAAAACCGGATCAGGCCGTCAAAAGGATTTGGGCCGAAGCCGGGAAAAAAACCAGTCCACTATTACGGGGACCCCAACAAGGATCGCAATACCGGATCGCACTGGGTCGAGCGACGAAGCCAGTCGCCGGTGTGCGTCGACTTCGACGCCAATCAATTCAAGTCGATCGGGGCGAGACGACTCGAAACCATTCCGGGGGCTCCGTCTGCTGTGCTGCTGCCGGGGTCGCATGAGCACGAGCATCAAATGCTAGCGGAGCATTTTACTGCCGAGCAATCCAAAACCATTGTCTATGACGGATCAGCAGGCGTAACATGGGAGGCACTGCCGGGACGCGATAACGACTGGCTTGATGCCTACGTGGGGAATTGTGTGGCAGCCTCAATGCTAGGCGTGTGCGTTCCAGGCACCGAGGTCAAACAAAAGGAGCGACGAACATTCGTAATGCCGGTGCGACGATGACGGAACGACGTAAATTTAAAATGCCGGGGCATGGGATCGAGTGCGGGGGATGCGGTCAGGTGCTGACATCTGTCTGCAGAACGACGCAGTCCGAGGGCTTCACGCTGCGAGAAAGGCGATGCAGCAACTGCGGAAAATTGAACGTGACGAGCGAGCGAAGAATCAAAACCCGAGACGTTAGAAAATATTTTAATTGATTTGCTACCGGTAACAATGTGGTATTTTCATCGCACGTTGAGAGATTTAATCTCCGTGCATGACCACACTATCAGACCAAATCGCCGCCGATGCCGCCAAGCCGCAGTCAATGTCGGGCGATGGGGTCAGTGTCTCTAATCGATCGCTGGCGGATCAGATCGCCGCAGACAAATACGGTCGAGCCAACGCCGCAGCCGCATCACCGGCCAAGGCGCTCAAGACGATGTTCATGAAAATCGTCCCGCCGGGGGCTCAATAATGGGCATCCTCGATTTCTTCCGCCGGCCGAAGCCGTTGCGAGCCACGTTTGACATCGCGCAGACAACGCGCGAAAACAAAAACCATTGGGCCGCGACCGACAATTTGTCTGCCCGTGCTGAGCTTTCGCCGGGTGTTCGCCGGGTAATCCGCATCCGATCCCGCTACGAGGCCGCGAACAATTCGTGGTACTCGGGGATGATTCGCACTGCGGTCAATCACATCATCGGGCGAGGGCCGCGACTTCAGGTCATGACGGCAAACCCGGAGTTCAATCAAAGACTTGAGCTCGCCTACGATGCGTGGTCAAAAAAAATCAAGCTGGCATCAAAATACCGAACCGTCTACGGGGCTGAGTTCCGGGACGGCGAATCGTTCATCATGCGTGCCGAACGTCCTCGTAATTACCCGCTGTCGCTCGACCTGAAAATATTTGAAACCGAACAGATCGCTACACCATGGACGGGTGCAATCCTGCAGGATGCGTACGTTGATGACGGGGTGAGGTTCGACGCGAACACGAACGAAATCGAATACTACGTCTACGATCATCACCCCGGCTCGAACATCCCCGTATCGACGCTCAAAGGTGAATGGTATTCGGCCAACGAGGTGCTGCATTTATTCCGTGCCGAACGACCGGGGCAGACGCGAGGGATTCCGCGAGTCACGCCGTCGCTGCAGACGCTCCCAATCATGCGCCGGCAGGAATTGGCCACGCTGTTTTCCGCAGAAAGTGCCGCGAATTTTGCCATCTACATGAAGTCAAATTCCGCCGCCGTTGATCCTGCAGCCGCTCCGACAGACTTCGCCGAAATGGAGTTGGCTCGCAACATGCTGACGGTGATTCCTGAGGGATGGGATCTCGGTCAGATCGAGCCGAAACAACCGGGGCCGCTCTACGAGATGTTCCAAGGGCAGGCGTTAATGTCGTTTTGTCGCTGCACGAACATGCCGTACGCATTGGCTGCCGGGACCGCCAAGAACAGCAACTTTTCGAGCTATAAAGGCGACATCCGAAACGTATGGCGACCAGAAGTTGAGACCGAACAAAATCACTTTGAGCTAACGATTGCTGAGCCGGTATTCCAGTGGTTTCTCGAAGCTGCTGTCTTCGTGCCGGGTTTGCTCACGGGTGGGCCGCCCATCGACCAAATCAGGCACGAGTGGAACTGGCCGCCACTGCCAGACATCGATCCAGCGGACACCGTATCGACCAACGCCCAGCGAATCTCAACGGGTCAATGTTCTATCTCCCAGGTCTATTCCGAAAACGGGATGGACTGGGAAACCGAAGCCGCCAGTTCCGCCGCAGCGTGGGGCGTTGAGGTGACGGACTACAAGAAAGCGGTGTTTGACCAAACTTTTGGACTAACGCCGCAGCCAGTTCCGCCGCAACCAGCACAAGCCAAATTCCCGCAGGTGGCACCACAATGAAAAAACTCAATTTCACAGCAGCAATCGAGCTCAACGCAGCCGAAAACGCGCCAAAAACTGGACAAAAACGGTTCAAAATTCTCGCGTATTCGGGCGGGCTGCTCAATGTCGATGGCTTTCCATACCCGGTAATCATCGATCTGGCGGGACTGGTTTCAGACCATCAGATTCCGATCCTACTCGACCACAAAAAAACCGTCGAAGCCACGCTGGGGCTGACGGATTCAATCAAAAACGACCGCAAAACCCTCGTAATTTCGGGGCTCGTTACCGGCCAAAGCGAGATTTGCCGCCAAGTAATCGCACAAGCCGCCGCCGGGCACACGTGGCAAGCCTCAATCGGGGCCATGGTCACAGATTCAGTCGAGATCGAGCCCGGACAAACAGTCCAGGTCAACGGTCAATCATTTACGGGGCCGTGCATTGTCGCACGATCCGCATCACTGAGAGAGACGAGCGTGTTACCGGTTGGTGCCGACTCGACGACTTCGGTAAATCTTGCTGCAGCCGCAGCCATGAAGGGAAATTATATGCCGTCTTTTGAAGAATGGCTTGAAAGTCTCGGGATTGCCGCGGCAAGCCTGAGCGATGAGAACCGCGCCGTGCTGAGCATGGCTTACGACGCCGCAACAGCAAAGCCAACGCCAGCCGCCGCGACGATGGATGACATGCCAGCCGGAGAAAAACCAAAAGAAGAGCCGCCAATGGCCGCAGGTGCAATGATGAATTTGAAAGCCGCGCTCGCCGCGCAAAACCGAGAAATCGCCGCAAATCTTCGCCGGGTCGCCGAGATTCAGGCTGCAGCCGCTGGCAACCCAACGATCGCCGCAACAGCCATTGAACAGGGGTGGTCGACGGACCGAGTCAATTTAGAAATGCTGCGGGCATCGCTGGCCAAAACACGGCCAACGTCGTTCCGATCCGCAGAAAGCAATCTGGACCAGGCCACGGTTTTAGAGGCCGCGATTTGCATGACGCGAAAAACTCGGGAGGTCGAAAAGGACTACTTGCCCGCGATCCTGCAGGCCGCTCACTCTCAGTTTCGCCGGGGGATCGGACTCAAGCAAATGCTGCTGCAGGCCGCATCGGCCAACGGATACCACGCCAACGCAGGCGAGGGAATTCACACTGGCAATTTGCGGGACGTGCTGCGGTTTGCCTGCCCTAGCGGTCAAGAGCTGCAAGCGACCGGATTTTCGACTGTCAGTGTTCCCAACATTTTGAGCAACGTCGCCAACAAGGAACTGCTCACCGGCTACATGGAGGAAGATTCCGCGTGGCGGGAAATCGCCGCCGTGAAATCGGTCAGCGACTTCAAACAAGCGACCAGCTATCGGCTGCTCGACGACATGACCTACGAGCAACTGTCGCCAGCAGGTGAGATCCGCCATGGTGGAGTCGGTGAGGAGACTTACACCCGGCAGGTCGATACCTACGCCAAGATGTTCGCCATCACCCGCACGATGATTATCAACGATGACATGGGCGCGTTCGACGATTTGCGAGCGCGAATCGGTCGAGGGTCAGCCAAAAAGCTGAACCAAGTTTTCTGGACCGAATTCACAAACAACAGTTCGTTTTTCACAACCGGAAACACGAATTATTTGACGGGAGCGACCAGCAATCTCGGAACTGACGGGGTCGGGCTGCAGCTTGCGGTGCTCAAATTCCGCCAAATGACATCGCCAACAGCAGACGGAAAGAAGCGAGTCAACGCCGACACGGCAAACCCAGTTGGCAGAACGGGGGCCGGGGGCCGTCCTGAAATCCTGCTCGTTCCGCCAGAACTGGAGGCGATCGCCGAGGCACTGTATCGCAATCAAAACTTGGGCATGACCAAGACGAGCGAGTCAAACATCTACGCCGGGAAGTACCGGCCAGTCGTTGCGTGGCAGTTGTCGGACTCGACTTACACCGGCTACAGCACGACCGCGTTTTACCTGCTCAATTCGCCAGGCTATTTGCCGACGACCGTGGTGAGTTTTCTCAACGGGGTCGAAACGCCAACGGTCGAGAGCGCCGACGCCGACTTCTCGACGCTGGGCATCCAGTTCCGAGGCTATCACGATTTCGGCGTGGATCAGGCCGAGTATTTGGGCGGGGTCAAGTCCAAGGGTGCGGCGTGATAACTGCGTCCTGAGTGCGTAGGTTTCAAATCAAGTAATTTTAACTGAAAGACAAAATCATGGCGCAATCGCCAGCAATCAGATATACGAGCGAAGATGACAAACTCGATTACACCCCAGCCAGTGCAGTGACAGGCGGTGACGTCACGGTCACTAACGGACTGGTGACGATCGCGGAAATCGACATCGCCAGCGGGGATCAGGGGGCAGCCGTTTATTGCGGGCAATTCCGCGTCCCCAAAGACACTAGTGTGTTCGCAATCGGCGATCCCGTCTACTGGAATGCGACCGGGTCGCCAGTCACCGGGACCGCATCCAGCGGGGCCGCAACATCCACAATTGGGGCTAACACTCTAATGGGATTCGCGATCACGGCCGCGCTAACTGGTGACAGCGAGGTAATTACCCAACTTCAGCCGACAACCCCGCAAAGCGAG